CTTCTTCGAAACCCTCTAAGTCTAAGTTTACATGACACTCTAACAGAGTGTACATTGTATCTTGTTTACCAACTTTTTTAGTTCCGTCTAATTCTTTTTCTTTTTTCTCAACGTCATTTTTTTCTACATTACCGGGAGGTGTTAATTCAACATCTCTATAAAAACCATTAACCTGTTGTTTACGTAATTCATTTTCTGACATTTTAACAACATGAATTATCGATTCCGCATCATCTAATGAGGTAGCTGTATACGGAACGACTAATTCATCTGCAGGTACAAACTTTGATACAACTCTACCCATAGGCACGTCGTAATAAACTTTTTTAAATGTTGATCCTGATAATGGTAAATGAAATAACATAGCATCAAACTCTGCTTCGTATTCTTTCATCTGATCCATAATTAAATAGTTCATGTAATCTTTAACACGAGTTGCTTGCATTTCAGTTTGTGGATTCTTAACACCTATAACTTGTGTTCTGACCGGTCCATCTGCTGGTAATAATTCTTTGTATGCTTGAGCTTGAAACTGTGTAACTGCTTCTGCTAACACAGGGTGAGTTGCACCACTAGCTCCTTGAAAAGGTTCTGTTCTATTTTCGTATTTAAAACCAAGTAGATCTAAACCTTGTGTATAAGATTGCTCCCAATCTTTTCTTGATGCTTTGTAGTCCATAAAATTTTGTGTCATGTCACCACCAATTGGTTCCAATACATCATCTGGTAAAAGTTCTGCTAAGTTATCAAAGTGTGAATCTGTTCCTGGTACGTTGATTGCACCTGGTTCGTAATCTAATGTTACACCACCGTCTTCTTCTGGGATGACCTCAATTGGTCCTTTTTCTTCTACTGGTTCCTGAACAGCAACATCTTGAATCTCTTCTTGTGAAGGGATCTCTTCTTTGTTTCTAGTGTTCGGGAGTCCTTTGTCTATTTCTGCCATTTAATACTCCTATCTATTCCTAACACGTTTCATTAGACCTTGCAACCCTTGTGAGTTTGGTCCTGATTCTGGTGGTGGGCCTGATGATACACCAGCTAATTTAGCAATACCACCGCCTGCTAGATTAGCAATCCCACCTGCATCTGCAATATTTTGCATTTGTTGTGATTGTATTCTCTCGTCAATATTTTTATTTATAATATCACGTATCTCTTGATACGCTGCATCTTCGTTGTATTTTGTATCACCAATACCAGGTTGTGTTTGCTGCATACCAAACCCTAAAGTAAATGGACTAAATACTCCTTGGTTTTTTAAAATCTGATCTATCTCTTGATTACTTGGATTTGCAAAAAATAAGTCGGGGTTTAATGCTTCTCTTTCCCTTTCTCTTTCCTTTAATCTTCTTTCTTCAGGAACACTTAACTGACCTTCTCTAGGCGCTCCCTCTGGTAAGAACATTCTTCTACCACGTTCTGCCATTGCAAATTCTTCACCTTTAGCCATCTCTTTTGCAATCTCTGCTTCTTTATCAATTTGTAATTTTGGTCCCAATAAATATTTATTTGTTAAAGAATCAGCAAACGCTTGTTTAATAGGAACACCTTTATTTAAAGTTTGATTTAATGCAATACCACCCTCTATTGCAATTTCACTTGCAATCGCTAATGGACCTAGTGCACCTTTTATAAATCTACCTGCTGTAGCAACTTTATTACCAAACTTTGAAAGTGTAGTTTTTGCAGCTTGATCTCCTTGTGCTGCTTTTTGTGTTAAATTATCCACAGCATTTTGATATGCTTGTGCATTGTTACAACTTGTGCCTTTAGATAATTTACAAGGTATTTCAGGAAACTCTCTTTTCATAAAAGCAGCAAGACCTTTTGTATTTGTTTTTGGTATTTGTATTTTTTGCCCTTTTGGAAAAATTTGTTTTATTATATCTTTGCCTTCTTTTGTTTTTTGAAACTTTAATAAGTTTTCTCTAGCAAGTTGTTGTTCTCTTAAATTTTGAGTTAGTTCAGCTGCAAAATCTGCTTTAGTTTTTTTAGCAATATTAGCAGTTCCAAAATCAAATTTTTTAGTTGACCCTTTTCCTATGTTGACTCCAATTGTATCGGCAAAATTTTCTATGGTTTTAATAAGTTTTTTATCTTTATTAGGATTTAACAAAGCGTTTTTATAAGCCGTATCTAATTTTGCTTTAAATCCTCTGTTATAATCAGAACTTATAGGCGTAACATTTAAAAGTTGATCTGCCGGAACATTTGAGCCTTTTAAAAATGCTTTTGACAAAGGATGATCTAAATTTAATTTAAGTCCTTTAGGCAAAGAATTTACTAGTTTATTATATTCAGATAGAGCTGTTAAAGCTTGTGCATATTTTTTAGGATTTTGTCCTTTACCAAATGCATCTCTAATTAAAGTTCCTATATTTTCTTGTTGAACTTTTTTTAAACCTTTTATATTTGAAAAATTATCTAAAAAGTCATCTGTAGTATTAAAATCATCAGGTAACCATGACTTTAGTGGTCTGTCACGAAATTCTCCTTTTCCTATGACTACATTTTGATCATAAACATTTTTTAATAATAGACTTGATTGTTTTACAATTTCTTTTTCAGTTTTGTTAAATTTTTTAGCCATTGATTTTACAGTGGCATTTGAGTTTTCTAATATCTCATCAAATAAATTTTTTTGTGTTTCTAATCTTTTTAATTGAAGTTCTGATTGTTTTTTAGATTTACCAGCTTTTGTAAACTCAAAAGCCTCTTTATAAGTATCAATCATATACTTACGATTAATTCCTAATTGTTTAGCTAACGCATTTTGTGCCTTTACATCATTTCCAAAAATAACATTATTTAATAAAAGGGTGTCTGCTTGATTAAGAATACCTCCAGCGTCTTTAGCTCCTGCTGCTATTCTGGCTGGTCTTGTTAAAGTTTTTAAAGCATTATAATCTTGCTTTATAAAAGCTTTACCAATCTTATCAAATCTTGCTTTTTGCTTTGCAACGTTTCCTGCTTGTTGTGCAGCTTTAATCGCTTTGTCACTTCTATACCCTTGCCTCGTGCCACCAAAACCTGGTTGCACTAACATACCACCACCGGCCATTGGGTTGCGTTTGTTAAACTCGTTAAATAATTTTATCTGTTGAACTTCAAATTTATCTACTGGCTTTGAAATATCTGATGCAAATTTAACCTGATCTTTAATACCTGATCGAGTCAGGTAGTCCATCATCTGTTTGTATTCTTTTGGGTTCATTACTCTCCTAACATTCTAGCGATACCGCCTGATGCGAAATTTGGATCTATATCTTCAAATTGTATAAACTCACCTTGTCTTCTAATGACTTCGTCCATTTCACTTTCTCCACCTTCTGAAATATTTTTAGCTCGATCTCTTCTTTTTTTGTTTTGGATAATCTCTTTCATGGTAGGTTTTTTACCTGTTGCATATTCTTTTAATTTAGAAACATCGGATGTTAAGTCACTAATACTTGTGCCACCAACTTCATCTAATTCTATTTCATAATCATCAGGACCTGTAGCTCTTCCAACTGGACCTGACTCTGCAGTATCAAACTCAGCTGCTGGTCTTGGTGCTCCTTCATCAGGTAATGGTTTTTTGTATTGTAGTTGAACTGGATCTCCATAAACGTTTTCTGGATTTCTGTATTCAACTCTGATAGCTCCTGCATCCAAATCTTGTGTTACCATTATAGAAGTATCATCAGCTCCAGGGTTTCCTGGAGGAAATTCTTTACCACCTGTGCCTTTGTCTAAAACTTTCATGTGTACAATTTCTCTGTCTTTAGTTGCAAATTTCTTAGTTACATCATCACCTTCTGTAATAACCTTGTTAATTAACGCATCAAACCATTCTGGTTTACCTGGTACATCTCCAGTTTTAATCATTGGAACTTTTTTAACTGTTTGACCTACTTTAGCTAATTTAAAAAACTTACCAACGATAGGAACAGCTGCCATACCACCAAGTATTTTTAAGAAAGTTCTTCTGTTCATACCGTCTTTAAAACCAAGACGTGCTATACCACCTTTTGCAAATGTTTCGTTATCTGCGTCTGGATCAAAGTCCGCTGGTCCATCATCGTAACTAGATTCTTGATCATCAGGGTCGCTTGGTTTTTTTCTATTTTTAAATCTTTGTTTTGATAAACCTTGATAGGCTTGATCATATAAATCTATTTGTTCTTTTTGAGAAAGATCATCAAAAGTTTTACCCATTCGTTCTGCTAAATCATCTGCAACAAGTTGTGCATCATATTTTATAT